GCGCGGGAGGCATCCAATGGCGTGATACAGTTCTCGCAAGCAATGGCGGCGGGTGTCCTGAGCGGGCAGGGGCTAAAGTCTGTAGTCGAATTTATGCCGCGTATTGCCAAGGCCATCGGTAAAGAGTTCGGCGTGGCAGAGAAAAGCCTGATTGCTTTTGCCCGCGCAAACCCCGGCCTTCTTACAACTGAGAGGATTATTAAAGCTATACGGGACTCAGCGCCCGAGATCGCCGCCGAGTTTGAGAAAGTCACTCCTACGGTGCAGCAATCTTTTACCGTCCTGAGAAACGAACTCTCACGCTTTGTGGGAGGTATTGGGCAAAGCATCGGGCTAGGCCGTCTGTTCGCAGATGTAGTAAAAGTGATAACTGACAACCTAGAAGAATTGGCTATCGCTCTCGGCGCTATTGCCATCATCGGTGCTTTCAACATACTGACATCCACGGTGCTCGCCTTTGGCTCCACGCTGAGAGGGGCATTGGCCTTTGCCACCCGTGGCTTTATCCAGCTTGGTGCGGCGATGCTTGCTATCGGGGCAGCGCCTTTCCGCATAGCCTCCGCAGGGATAGTGCTCATGACCGGAGCACTGAGAAGTGCGATGCTCGCCACCCGCGCGCTGGTAGCCTCAATGTCGGTACTAGGGCTTATCTTTGATCGCGGCGGCATCGGCTATCTACTGTCCAACGCCTTTATTCTCGCGCGCGCGGCAGTTATGTCGTTTGGCCGCGCCCTGCTGGTCGCCTTCGCTCCACTTGCGCTGAAAGCGGCCATCGTCGGCGGGCTGATCGCACTTTTTATCACCTTCCGCAAAGAGATCGCGCAGTGGGCGAGCGGCTGGATTTCCGCAGCCAAGGACGTTCTTAATAAAGGGCTTCGCCCGCTCGCGGCTTTTGCCAAAACGCTCGTCACCAGTTGGGAACTTGTGGTGCCCGCGATTAAGGACATCATGATACGCGCGGCCAACGCTGTGATCGAAGCCACGGTGGGCATGATTAACGGCGTCCGTAACAACATGGCCGGGTGGATAAACTTCTTGAGCGGGAAAGAAGTAATCAAGATAGGCGATATGATCTCGGTCGATGACAAACTGATCGAAAATACTGCCGCCGGCGCCGCAGCCGCGTTCGCCAATGCTTTCAATACTACTTTTGAAGGCATGGCGGGCACAGATATTATCTCGGACATGGTGGATTCCGGCATCGAGAAATTCGGAGAACTGAGAGATTTCCTGAAGACCTTCCGCACAGATAACATCGTTGGCGCGGAACTACAAAAGCTTCTCGGACAGGTGCCCGACATCATGACCGGCGACACAGACATAAGTGGTAAGAAATCACGCCGCTATTCGTTTGAAGACGTGCGCCGCGAACTCGAAGGACAAATCTCGTTGATCGGGAAAGAGGGCATTGAACGCGAGAAGCTACAGAAAGTCTTGCAATTCGAGAAGCGCCTGAAAGCCGACCTCACCGGTGGACAGCGCGAATACGTCATGTCTATGCTGGACGTGATAGAGAAGAGCAAGATCAAGAAAGAGATCGACGATGAGATCAATGGGGCTACACTGAAACTTACTCAGAGCATAGGTGCCCTCGATGATCTTATGCACGACCAGGCTATCACGGCGGAGCAGTATGCAAAGAAACTGCGTGAGTTGAAGATAGAGGCGCTTGGGTTCTCTAACACTTTGGCAGACGGGGTAAAACGAGGTATGCTCCGCATCGAAGCTGAGATAGCGGACAGCGCGAGCCGCGTTGAGTCAGTCATGACCTCAGCGTACCAAAAATACGCGGCTCCACAGCTTTTGCTACGTGACGGCATAGCTGGTCTTGACGCTTTGATGAAAGACCAGATCATCACCGTCGAGCAATACAACGATGCTCTGCGCGATCTTCGCATCGAAGCCCTCGCAGTTGGCAAAGACCTTGAATCTGGCATCCGGCGCGGCCTGTTGGAAATCTCTAAACAGTTTGAGAACGTGGCCGATCTCGCAGCGAACACACTGGTCGATGCGTTCAAGAGCGCGGAAGACGCGCTGGTGCAGTTCGTCACAACCGGCAAAACGGATTTCAAAGGACTGGTTGATAGCATTTTTAACGAACTCACGCGCCTCGCGATTCGTCAATCCATCACCGGCCCGCTTGCATCTCTAATGCAGGGCAGCGATGGACAGGGCGGCGGACTCGCGAATATCCTGACGAGCATGTTCAGCCGTGGTAGCGGGAGCGACTGGATTACGAGCGCGACATCAGGTATCGGTGGCATGTTCTCCAAACTATTCAGTTTCCTGCCGGGCTTCAAGGATGGCACCGACTTCATGGTTGGCGGCTCCGGTGGGCCGGATAGCCAGGTTGTTGCCTTCCGCGCCTCGCCGGATGAGCGTGTTACGGTGACGCCCAAAGGTAAGCCGAGCGGCGGCGGAGGCACCGTCAACATGTATATTCAAGCGCAGGACGCGAATAGCTTCCAGCGGTCGCAAGGACAGATATTGGCAAAAATGCAAGCTGGTCTTGACCGCGCCAACAAGAGGAACAACTAATGGCGTTTCACGACATCCGTTTGCCGGAAGATATTGAGCGCGGCGCGCAGGGTGGCCCGGGCTTCAAGACCACGATCATGACGCTGGCCTCCGGCCACGAAAAGAGAAACATTGATTGGCAGCGCACAAGAGGCAAATGGGATATTGGCTACGGGATTCAAGAGAAAGCCGACCTTAAAGCGGTCATCGACTTTTTCTATGCGAGGCAAGCCCGCGCCCACTCATTCCGGTTTAAGGATTGGAGTGATTATCATATAGGCGACCCGTACACTGACACCCCGCAGATATTCGCAGAGGGCAACGGGGTACTGCTACAGTTCCAGGTCGAGAAGCATTATACCTCCGGCGGATATACTTTCGTCAGGCCGATAACCCGTATCGTTGCGGGCAGTGCGCGCGTATTTGTCAATAGCGTTGAACTACTGTCAGGCTGGACGATAAACACATCAACCGGCATCCTCACGTTCTCATCTGCGCCCGCAAACCTCTCGCAGATTGCAATATTCTGTGAGTTCGATGTGCCAGTGCGCTTTGACATGGATAACCTTGAAATCAACATGGAGACTTTTGAATCGGGAACATTCCCGCAACTGCCCGTGGTGGAGGTTAAGGACGAGTAATGAAGTCAATCTCTAGCCCGCTCAGGGGTCATCTAGACCTGACGGTAACAACGCTGGCAACGATCTGGCGCATTACCCGCATGGACGAACAGGAATTTTTCTTTACCGATCACGATGTAGACCTTTTCTTTGACGGGAATTGGTATCGCGCGGACAAAGGATACTCCCGCTCGTCGATCATGAACAATGCCACCCTCTCCGTGGATAACCTCGACGTACTCGGAATCTTCGATAGCGACGAGATCAAAGACGAAGACATCCGCGCCGGTCTTTTTGATTACGCAGAGATTAGGGTTTCTCTTGTCAACTGGGCCGATCTTTCGCAGGGCGAATTGAAAGCCAGAAGAGGGCACCTGGGCGAGTGCATCTTGTCACCGCAAGGCTGGTTCAAAGCTGAACTGCGCGGGCTTACACAGAACCTCGCGCAGTATATCGGACAGGTATATCAAGCTGAGTGCCGCGCCGATCTTGGAGATAGCAAATGCCGGGTTCCTATTCGCCCGCCACTGTGGACAGCGGTGACATTAAAGGAAGAAGGCGACTACATAAGAGTCATCCTAGACACGGGCGTTACGGATTTGATTTCAGGCGAGCCTCTACAGGAAGCGTATCAGAATAAGGTTTTCCGCTGCATCAGTCCAGGGTACACCAGCCCGACAGGGCCGACCTTCGACGATACAGTTGGAGAGGAAACTCCCGAGATCGACCAGCCCGCGTTCAACCTTTTGAACTTCACCGGCAATCCGAGTAATAACCAGACCTTCACAGTTGATGGGAAAGTATATCGCCTACTGGATACTCTCAGCGATACGGACGGATACATAAAACGCGGCGCTAACTTGACGGACACGATAGCAAATATAATGGCGGCACTCACCCTCGGCGCGGGAGCGGGTACTCTATATGCTGCGTCCACCACGGCGCACACAACGGTTACGTTCTCGTTGAATAGCTCCACATCTATCCGGTGCGAGGCAATTACACCCGGCGCGGCTGGCAACCTTATCGTGACAACAGAAACGCTGTCTTTCGCGTCCTTCAGTAACGGATTACTCCAAGGCGGCGTGGACGGCGCGATATGGGTGGCTGAGGAATCATGGACACGCCATGCTGAAGTCACCTCGGTTATCTCGCAGGATGTGTTCGAGATAACCGTCGATGAGAGCCGCGCCGTCGATGATTGGTTCAACGGCGGGGGATTAATTTTCGAGAGCGGCAACAACGCGGGTTTTGCAGTCGAGATACGCTCTTGGACGGCATCAAACAACCGCGTCACTCTTTTTCTCGATGCCCCCTACCCTATTCAGGTAGGAGATGCCCTCCGCCTCTACCCCGGCTGCGATAAGAGATTGCCGACATGCGTATCTCGTTTTAACAATGTACTCAACTTCCGAGGCGAGCCGTTTGTGCCCGGCCAGGATGAAGTGAGTTCCTATCCGGATGCACAATAATGGTGAGCAGAGATCAAATCGTTGAAGCCGCCCGCCGCTGGAAAGGGACACCGTGGCGTCATCAAGGCCGCACACCAGTAGGTATTGATTGTGCCGGTCTTATTGTATGCGTGGCAAAAGAACTTGGCCTCTCCGACTTCGACACCACAGATTACCAGAGGACAGCACAGCAACATAAATTGCTTGGATATTTCCGTGAGCACATGGATGCGCAGCCGCTAAAGGAATTGAAAGCGGGAGACGTTATACTGTTCCGTGACTCAGCCTACCCGTGCCACGTAGCCATGGTTGCTGAAAAGAACGGGGCGCTGTATATTATCCACGCCCACGCCGAGCGCAGAGTTGTACTTGAAGAGCAGCTATCCGAGCACTGGAAAAGCAAGTGGGTGGCGGGCTTCAAATTTAAAGGGGTTGAATAATGGCTATCCTCGTAGCTGTAGCTGGTGCTGCACTTGGCTCCGCCACAGGGATTGGCGGTAGCCTCGGATGGACAATCGGCGCTTTCATCGGCCAGATGCTCTTCCCGAATAATCAGCGCATTGAAGGGCCGCGCCTTGGCGACCTCACAGTAACGTCATCAGCCTACGGCTCAAACATCCCTATCGGATGGGGAACTGTCCGGATTTCAGGTAACATCATCTGGTCATCTGGCATCAAAGAAAAGCGCAAGAAGAAGAAAACGGGGGGTAAAGGCGGACCGAGCACTACAATGATCTCGTACACTTATTCCGCCGACTTCGCTCTCGCTCTTTGCGAAGGCCCCATTGACGATGTTCTGCGCATTTGGGCAGATGGCAAACTCATCTACGACAAACGCGGTACGGAACTGTCAACGCGCAAGAAAGGTCTTGTCTTCACGCTGTATAAGGGCACCGAGACGCAAATGCCTGACCCCATCATCGCACTGGATAAAGGGGATGAGAATACACCAGCGCATCGTGGCCTTGCTTATATCGTGTTTGATAACCTGGCGCTCGCAGACTTCGGCAATCGCATACCCAATATCACTGTCGAGATCACGTTCAATAAAGCAGTGTCGCGCGTGTTCACGCCGGGTGTCTGGTGGACAGGCGGTGCGTCATCCACTTTTCAGACTGACAAGATCGCGGTCGATTTTGACAGAGGGTTTGTCTTCGTCCGCACGATCAGCCCCTCCGCTGGCTTCCGCCGCTTTAATCTTCAAAACCTGGTTGAAGAGAGGCAAATATTTGCTAACCAGATGATGCCCTCGCCCGGCTTGGGCGAGACAATACGGACATCCTATGCTTTCGGAATAGCGCCGGACGGCGCTCTCATCGCAGTAACAGATGATGGCACTATCGGTGCGAACTATGCACCAATCTCGCGCTTCGACCCGAACACATTTCGTGAGACAGCGCGTTTCGGCTTTAACGCCGTCCTCGGATACCCTAAGACCGGCCCGCTCACGTTCGAGGCCGCAACAAAGTTTGGTTTCTGTTCTGTCTACACCCTTTATAGTCGGCTTGATTACCTTGTCGTCGGCACCATTTTTGGCGCTATCGGGGTTCTGCTATTGCCAAGCCTTAACTTCTTGTGGAGCACCGAGACTTTCAGCGCCGAGTGGAATAACGGCGTAGGCTATCCGGGTTCTGTGCGAGGCATCGTGCGCGGTGAATCGCGCTTCGGGGATGGGGATACCTGGGTACTCGGATATGACGCACCGACAGTAACTCTCTACAAGCTACATCTTCTCGCCAGTGCTGAATATGAATCCGGCCCGCCGCAGCGCGCAACCGGCGTTCACTTCACCCCCGAGTTTACTATGGCGCAGACAGACATTTGGGATTTGGCGACGAGCGTTGTTCAGATGGGCAACCTGGTCTACGATCAGACGGATAATAGCTGCATCTTCTTTGCCGAGGTAGCGAGTAGCGTACTAGGAAACAAAGTCTTCGCAATGAAGGTTCGCAACGGCGAACTGGTTTGGAAGACAGAAGTGCTTCGCTTTCCCTCGGACGACGACCAATATGGTTCCTCTGGTTTCTACAGCAACAGCCGCGTAAAAGGCGGTTCGCTCGGCTGGATTAGAAACAACCGGCCATATCTTATCGACACTGCTTCGGGGGAGATGATCGAAAGCGGAGAGTCACCCAACTACTCATCTCCATCGGACAGTCTCTCGGTGGGGATATACGATTCGGACACCGATAGTTTCATAGGGACAAACGGGACGACAATCATTGGCCGCTGGTTTTTCCGCCGCGCAGCCGGTGAAGGCGCGAACGTGGCTGACGTAGTGGAAGACCTCTGTGTGCGAGTTGGGCTTCAACCAACAGATATTGATGTATCCGATCTCTCGGACGACATCGTACCTGGATATATCATCGGTTCTCGCTCAAGCGCGCGACAGGCTATCGAGCCTCTCGCTCTTGCTTATTTCTTTGATGGGACTGAATCAGATTATGTTTTGAAGTTTGTCCAGCGGGGGCAAGCGCCGGTGCGCACTCTTACGCAAGCGGGTCTTGCGCTGATCGACAATCAGACGGGTGAGCCTATAAAAGAGACGCGGCAGCAGGAAGTAGAAATCCCCGAAAGAGTTTCTGTCCTATACATGGACAAGGAAAATGATTATCAGCAGGGCACTCAGTCGGCCAAGCGGCTTCGTAACCCTGTGCCGTCGATGTTCTCGCGCAATAATTTGCAAGTCCCTTTCCCCGCTGTGTTCGATAAGGACTTCGCTAAACAGCTTTCCGAGAAACTCCTATACACTTCTTGGATTGAGCGCGGGACATACGAGATCATTGCGCCGTGGACGCATCTCGACCTCGACCCTACGGACGTAGTGAATATCGTCCTCAACGATGGAACAACTTTCCGCGCGCGCCTCTCAATGATCGAGATTTCAACAGACTTGATGCTGCCCATGACTGGCATCTCCGAGCGGGCAGTGCAATATGTATCGACGGTCGAAGGCTACGCCGGGACCGGCCCACTGCGCCGCGCGCTCGCGGGGCCTGTGCCGAGTAAACTATTGCTTATGGACACGCCGCTTCTTCGCGACAGCGATGAACCGGCTGGCCGCGCGTTCAACCCGATGTATTATTTCATGGGCGGCTACTCCGATGACGGGTGGCGCTCCGCTGTATTAATGAAATCCGATGATGGCGCAGCATACGGGCAAGTCGGACAGTCTAATTCTCCGATGACGTGGGGCACGGTTGTAAACGTATTGGCTGACCCGCCCTTCAGCAATCCTTTTGCGCCTGATGAGACGAGCACGATCACGATTAGCTTGAACACTAATCACGATCTGATCGAATCCTGCACGTACCTTGAGATGATGAACGGCGCGAACGCCGCCGCGATTATCAAGACGAACGGTGAGATCGAGGTCATCCAGTGGCGCGATGCTACTGTTAATGCCAACGGCACGATCACTCTTTCTTTCCTACTCCGTGGGCGGCGAGGCACAGATACAATGTGCTTTAGCCATACCTCCGGCGAGATTTTCGTTTTGCTTGACCCTGAAGATGGAGATGTCTTCGCTCTCAACAACGGAGAAGTCGGGCAGACGCGCTTTTATAAAGCCGTCAGCGCGGGGCTGTTCCTCGAAGACGCCGAGACGGTTGTTGTGTCTTCAGAGGGGCGCGCACTGAAGCCCTATGCGCCGGTGCATGTAAGTGCTGCGCCGGGCACCTCCGATAGCGTGGATATTACCTGGGTGAGACGTACCCGCGTTGGCGGCGCTTTGGCGAACGGCACTGGCCTTGTCCCGTTAAGTGAAGACACCGAGGCATACGAAATTGACATCCTTAGCGGGCCGGGCGGCAGCGTGGTTAGAACCGTGACGGGGCTGACTTCGCCCGCATGGAATTACAGTTCCGCCGACCAAACTACGGACGGTTTTACAGCACCGGTTTCTAGTGTTACATTACGGGTGTATCAGATCAGCGCGCAGATTGGCCGTGGCTTTACAAGAGAGGTAACAAAAAATGTCGAATAACCTAGACATCTCGCAAGTTGCGACAAACCAGGCGCAGAAAGAAGCGACGATCAACGAGGCGAGCGGCCAACTCGATGCAGCGGTAACAGAGAGCCTTTCATGTGATCTCACCTCTGCCGATGTGACACTTACAAATACCCAGTTCCGCCGCCATGTCAGGTTCCTCGCGGTCAACGCAGCCGTCTCAGGTAGAATCATAACGGTGCCCGCCCTGAAACGCTGGTTTATCGTATCCTCTGCGCCGACGAACTCGGAAAACATTGTGGTCAAACGCGGCACCGCTGAGTTCACAATCGAGCCGGGTATGTCCGGAACTTTCTACACGGACGGCACGACAAACGGGCTGATCGAAGTTGCCAGCGGTGGCGGGGGCGGCGGGCCGCTGACACTCGCTGTCTACGTACAGGGGCTTCCTGGTGACGCAGAACGCATCATGCGTTTTGTTGCTACGCGCGACTTCAGCATCCCCGCCGACTTCGCCGGTAGCCAGGTCGATGCAGAGACGCCGCCTGATGACGACGATGCCGAGTTCATCGTCGGCAAGAACGGCTCTTCGATTGGCACGATTACGATTGAGCAGACGACCGGCACCGTGGTCTTTGACCTCGCGGGTGGCGCAAGTTTCACAGCCGGTGATCTGCTTGAAATCCTCGCGCCGACACCACAGGACAGTGCGCTCGCTGACATCTCCATCTCGATTGTGAGTTCAACATGACCGTCTATTTCATGGACAGTATGAGAGGGTACACAACCCTCTCAAGCGCAACGAGTGGCCTCACTTCGACCTACACGGTACAAAGTGCCCAATCCAATCTGGATTTTGTGACAGGCAGATACGCGGATAGATACCTTCGACTCACCTCGAATGACCAAAGAGTAATAAGTCGATCGCTGCCCTCTGTGGTCGACGAACTATATGTAGGTATGGATTTTCAAGCGGGGCAGTTACCTAGCTCGGACGTCTCGCTTTGCCGCTTTAACCGGGGCGGGACGGGCAGCCAACAGGTAACTTTTACTATCACATCCGCGGGGGCAATACGCGCGTATCGCGGGACAACTGCCGGTACTGTCCTTGGGACATCCGCAAGCGGCATGGTTAACGCAGGGTTCCTCGCGCATTTCGAGTTCCACGTAAAAGTACACAGCACTGACGGTGAGGTAACTGTCTGGCGGAACGGAACCCAAATCCTCGCCATCACCAACGCAAACACCCAAGAGCAGGCAAGCACGGGCATCGACCAGATCGGGTGGGTATTGTCGAATGCAGTTTATAATTCCGGCGTGGATTCTAAATTCGGGGCAAACTTCATATCAACTACGCGGTTGAATGTCTCGCGCATTATCACGCTATCCCCGCAAGCGGATGACAGTGTCACATGGACACCCACCAGTGGGTCAGATAACTTCGCGATGCTGGACAGCACGACGATTGATTCAGCGACCGAAGTAGCGACAGCTACACTCAACAACGTAGACCGATATGTTATGACGGATATGCCTTTAGCACCGCAGACA